AGGGATAAGATTATTGTCTGTCTGTCTAGCCACGCCTAACGGATGTTCGCCAGATCAGACTGAAAAAAACGAAAAAAGCCGATTCTCTTTTTTTTTCATTTTTTTCTTTGTTGGGGGGGGGCTACGCCCCCGTGACCCTAGGCACTGTTTTGCTCAAAATCTTTTTCTCCCTTGCCATGCCGGGCGGTCTGGCCGGCTACGCCGGTGTGCACAAGATTTTATATTAGGGGTCACCCTTAAGCCCCACAACGTGGGCGAGCGAAGCGAGCCCACTAGCAATAGCACGGACCTGGTCCTGTTGGGCCTGTGTATGGTAAACCGGTAGGACCTGTCCAAGGATGTTCCCAACCAAACTCATCAGGTGCTTTTATCATATTACCGCTCAAGTCATAAATGTTACCAGAAACATCCATCACTTCGTTAGCTACAGGAGCTACTTGGCCGGGTAGTAAAACACCATAATCAGCAATATTAACAGGCGTGTTGATCCATTGCTGTTCCTTCATCGTACACATGTATGTAATTTCGAATCGAAGGATGTTGGGAAGAGGATCCGTCGGAGCCTGGAGAGGCCAATCACGGACACCAAATTTAACACCATACAAAGGTATGGTTAAAGCACTAGCGTTATTCATATACGGAGACTTTTGACTTAAGCTTAAAGCTGTAACTCCTGTATATAGAACTCTAGGCTTGAACGAAAAAGTAAATGGTTTATCCAAGCGGTGTGTCTTGCCACGACGTGCCCACATCTGTGAACTGGTGGGTGTAACTGCGTCGTCAAAATCAAACACTGTACGCATTGTAGGTATTAAACCACTTCCAACAGAAGCAAAGTTGATCTGAGGTATGACACGTACCTTGATCTCATTACACTTGATTCTGTCCCAATAGGTAGCTAAAGCGGCCAAATTAATGGCATTACCTAATGAAAACTGTAAAGCTCCTCCGAACGCAAACACACTAAGGTTAGGCGGTCTTAACTCGGGGTTTACAGTGACGCACAAGGCGTTATTTGCTTGAACCGAAGGGTACGAACCGGAGGTCCATATAAAGCAACTAGTACCTTGTACTTTAAGATTATGCTGATCTGCATAGTTAATCTTAACTCCCTTTTTCGTTGGTTTCTTCCCCTTGCGGTACTTGCGTTTCGCATACTGCTTCATCCCGCCCATCACGTGTTATAATAGAGAAGTAGAATCTTTTCCAGCTTGATCGCCACATTGGGTTTACTGCTACAAATTCGAGTCCCTTCGCTCCTTCACGAATTAATTTACCGCATAAACTATCGACGTACTTGAGAGCTACGTCTTCTGATGGCTCTTTATCATATATATATTTCATATGAGTAAAGTCTGTATCATTCCATAGCTTCGCTACTTCTGCTTGCCACTGAAAAATGTTGTTCGATATATTATCATCAACCTTCGCCACGCGAGTATCAGACTTATGTACATATTCTGATAACGCTTTTTTGTTGCGAGCTACTTCAATGTGGGCACGAGGGAAATAAACCTTTATTGACCCAAAGCGTTGTTGTGTGGTCGTGAGCATCCCCTGGTAATGAACAGTCCCTTCCTCGCCCTGCTCGATTTGACCTGTCAGTTTCCAACCTACCGGGAGAGCAACCTTCGTTTCCTCATCCGTCGGATTATTAATGGTGATTGACCAGCACGTTGCGCGTTGAGTCATCTTATCCCGTAATACTA